CCGTGTCATTTTGTGCCAAAGTCAATATCACGCTATTGCTACATGTAGAAGCCTTAGCATTATTTACGGTTATCGTATCAGACTCTGAATACGCAATAGTTACGGTATTTTTGGCTATCCTAAACATCAGGTTATTATTATTCCCAGAAGATGCCGAAGCCCAATACGATACCAAAAATGTTCTGCTTGCCCCCGTGTTTGTAATGACGCCAGCAGCAGTAGATGTCAACGTAGCATCATTATTAGCACCCTGAATTGCAGTAACGGCAAGTGGATAAAATGTATTCGTTACCGATATTGTCGTTACTCCCCCGGAAGTGGGGTCGTATATCTCTGTATAGGCAAAAGTAGTAGGTATCCCACTGCTTCTTAACGCACCAACGGTTACGTTTCTAGTATTGTTACTGTCGCTAGCGTCAGTTATGAGCACCAAATCGCTATCGGCAGGAGTAACCGTTGAATACGTACTTATTTTAGGCATTACTTTGCTTTTGGATATCTAACCTTTGTCTTCGTGATTCTGCCGTCTGGAGTCAGTGTCTTGCTCTTATACTTGACCTGCTCTCCAGTATTTTTGCCGAACACATGCTTTGCATTCTCTTGCGTACCGTCAGGCCACCTTGCATCTTCTACTTGAACATTACGAACGTTCTTGTTTTTAAACGCGGCAACCTTACCGAATTTTTCGCGTGTCCTTAGTTTTTTAGGTGGCCGATTCATTACTTACAAGAACTTGATTTAGGCTTCTTCATTCCTTTCATTGGCATGGCCATCTTACCGCCTTTAGCGTAGGTTTTAACCTTACCACCGCCCATCATCTTAGGGGACATCATCTCTTTTTTGTTTTTCATGGTTTTTCGAATTTTTTAATTATGCTGCAAATATAACTATGTAATTTGTCCTTAGAATTTTTTGCAGCATAGCCCTTAATCTTGGCCATCTGCGTAGGATTCAGGATATACTCGCCACCGGTAGCCTCCGCAATCTTGCGTCCGTTGCGCACCAAGTGTATAGGGTTCTTCTTGTGAGAAAATGGGCCAGGCGTCTTCTTCATAACTTTAAAGCTATTGTAGCAAATAATAACGATGTAATTACAACTGCCCACATCCACCCCGGCGTCACCTTCTTCTCCTTGACAACGTCCCTAGAGACGTAGATAGTATCAGAAACAGCCCGGTAACGCTGGATAATAGTGTCAGTCTTCAACCTCACAATTACCCTTCCGCTGTCAGTATATACCTTGACTTGAGACGCGCCAGCCTTCGCCTCAAAGTTAAACGCCTTCAAGATGCCGTTCGAGTCACACTCAACCGGTATATAGCTCGTGCTATACACAGGCATTTGTATCGTGTCGCGCTGAATATCAACCTTCGTCACGTACTGAACGCTCTTCCTCGTGCATGACGCCAACAGTATCAGTAGTAGTAGATATTTCATAAGGGAATATTTTGTTCAGCTTCTCTTGGCGCTCTTCGCATCCGCAGTTTTCGCCCGCGACAGCCTCAACGACCTTCTTGATGCCTGTACGGGTGAATATCCTGGCGAGCGTATCGCCAACTCCCCTATCCTTGCTTGGTAAAGTGCTTTTCGTAGACATATTCAACTATTTTTAATCCTCCGAAACCAACAATAAAAGCCACGCCATACTGAGCGCTGTCTTTAAGATTCATGACCTCTATGACCAGTGGTGTCAGGTAGTTCGCAGACAGCGTTCCCGCTATCATTGATATAGCCTGTTCTTTTATGTCCATTTTTTTCTTTGACCGCCATATCATCAGCAGACTGCCGACTAATCCTGAAAACGCCAGGCCAATGTTTAGGCCGAGGTCCATGAGAAACTGTTTCATTTTCTTGCTCTATTTGTTTTTTGCTTTTCTAATCTAAACGACCCATTCTTTTTAGTCGGATGCGACACATCCAAGCCATCCCCTTTCTTGCTGCCCATGTCTCTATTCTTCTGAACTAACTCTGACCTGTACTTCCTACGTTCAGAGGTGCTATGGTACTTAGTGTCGTACTCAGCCTTCTTCTTCCGCGCATCCGGGTTATCCGCATAATAACGAGCTGACCTTCCTTTTTTGGAGCACGAAGAACATTTACAAGATGATGGGCATTTCATTATTGTTTGTTTAATTTTAAACCTAGCGCCTTTCTTGTTTTTTTAGCATGCTTGTATGACGATGACGAAAAATCAAAATTCGATAAAAACCATCCTTTATGCGACTTTCTGGTTCCATCCATAAGTCTAGAAATTGAATTTGATTTTACATTAAGAAACAATGCTGCCTGTCTAATGTCATGAAAGTCAATCGTCTTTCCGTCAGCCCTTTTTATTGAAACAGGCCTATTATGACCTAATAGCATGTACTTGCCCCCAAGAAATAATTTTTTGCCACTTATGTTTTTTAACCCAAGAAAGCTAGCGCAATCTGCCTGAGATTCAAAAGAAATAACATTTCCGCTAATGCAATCAATTATTTGCACATTTTTACAAACAGAATCAATAACTCCTCCAGAGCCGCCTATTCTCACATTGTAGCACATAGGGTCATTTACTACATCTCTATTTACAACTACTTGCTCATAAGAAAATGCCTCTTCTCTAGAATTAAAAGTCACTAGTATTTCCCTATTAAAATTTTTGTACCCATGCTTTATTACCGCATCAATAAATGGGGATTTTACGTTTTTTCTCTTTAAGGCAACAGCGGAACCATGACTGCATACCCCGCATCCAATATATCCATCAGACCCCCTTCTCTCAGAGTGGACTCCGTAGTAATATTTCCCGTTTATTAAGCAGGTTGTCTTATAGAAGAAATATGTCACTTCTTTATTATTTTGGTGCTACTTGGACTCCATAAATGTTTGCACGCCCAATAACGCGCGGTAAGCTTGCTCTTGGCAGTGTCGCAACTATGCCTAGAGCGAAAGTTCTTCCTAGCTTTTGTGCTGTAGTTTGAGCTGTATTTATCGTCTCCGAAGTGTATGATTTTCTCTTGACCGTTCTCACAGCCTTTGACCATTTTCTTTTTTCCCGCACTCGTCGATGGTCTCGGACGGTTGCAGGGCATGTCTTTTTTACTTACTGCCATGTCATATCTATTAGTTGTGCGTCTGAAAGTCTTGTGGTGTAGATTGCGGCGGCGCGGAGGCGGTCGTTGAAGATGCCGTAACTCGTATTGGCCAAGCTGCATCGCGTTAAAGTTGATGCAGGATAATTCGTTGAATCGCTTGATATTCCCCCACTATTGCCGTCAATGTAAAGAACGTAATTGCCATTAGTATAAGCCAGTGCTATCTTATGAACACCAATAGAAACTGCGCTGCTTGTGATAATGGCTACAACAGACCCATTTGCCCTTCTTAATTGAACCAAAATAGTAAAATTTGACGATTTTGCTATTATGATAAAATTACTGCCATCACCAACGTCTATTGATATAAAAGAACCACCACTTGAACTCCTCACATCCACCTCCGCATAAATCGTCCCCTCCGTCTGCCCGATATACCCACTCACCCCCGACACGGAGCAAACATCCGCGTTGCGGGTTGCTGATGCGGTTGTCGTTGGGATGTACGAAGTGGCTACTGCGCCTGTTTCGACCTGTGCGCCCCAAGCCAAAATATTGCAGGTTTTTTGACCACTTGTATTGTTTCCTCGCAAATCCAAGCCAAAATCACGACTCCCCGAAGCAGGCGTTCCTGTAAAAGTAAATCGTTGCCAATCATTGGTAATGGTTATCTCTTGTAAAGGAGCAGAATTGAATCGCAATGAAACAAATTGATTTGTCCCTGTATTAGATTTAAGCCAAATACTATAAGTATATGCAGTTGCCGAAACGGTTATATTTTGCCTAATAATACTAAAATCCGAAGATAAAGTTCCTGACCCAACATTTAACACAATGTTGTCAGCGGATTGTGTTCCGTCAGGAGCAATGGCCGCATTGGGAGTAACAACAGGAATTACCCCTGTCCCTCCTACTACCAAAGTCCACGTCCCACTGACATTAAACTCCTCACTCCTCAACAGCAAATTCGTCCCCGCTGGCTCAATCAACGCCGCAGGGCAACCGCCTGTCACAGGGTAATCCAAGCGAAGTACATTATCAGGGACTGTTTCAATCAACCCGGAGGCGTTTACTCTAGTGGCTACGCCTGCAACGGGCGTTGTCGTTCGCGAGAAGGTGAAGTCAGGGCCAATGACAGACAGCGCAGAGCCTACGTTAGACTTACCGGGGATAAACTCAATAGAGGGTATTATTCTCATACGATTATTATCTGATTGTGTCTAGTCTCTAAACATGCTGGCAACTCTGTATATGTACTGCTCTTGGCCACAAACTGCGCCCATGTCATCTCCTCAAACGTAGCATAATCCACGGGATTCGTCATAACCGCTAATACATCATTCGGAAGTCTAGTCTTGTAGATTGCAAAGGCGTTAGCCTTAAACGCCATTGTGACCCCACGAATATCAGCCCTACTAAACGAGAAATTTGGATTCGTTGCGCTTGTGGCTACTGAAATTCCGTTTACATATAAAACTAATCCAGCCGAACTCCAAGCGAGTGCTGCTTTACCCGATGTAATGTTTGCTTGATAATTTATTAGATTGCCGACCGTTGCCTGAGCAGTAATTCTAAAAGGTAAGGATGGATTATTAGAAGTAAGTCCTATCCAATTAGTGAATGCTTCATTTCTAACACCAAACTCAGGATTTCCTGTGCCAGTAAGAACGCCTCCAACAGCAGCAATATCCCAATAAATCGTCCCCTCAGTCTGCCCGATATACCCACTCACCCCCGACACGGAGCAAACCTCCGCGGCGCGGGTTGCTGATGCGGTTGTCGTGGGGATGTACGAAGTGGCTACTGCGCCTGTTTCGACCTGTGCGCCCCAGCCGTACAAGATGTCGCTTGTAACGCCTGTAAATGAAGGTGTGCGGGTGTCGCCACTTGCGGTGATTAAAACAGGTATTACGCCTACACCTGTACTCGTAGTATTACAAGTTGCCGTGAACCTACACCTATACCATCCGTTGCCGTAATTCTCGATAGATGCCGCCCTGTTCGTGTCTGCCGTACCGCCACTTGCAACCAACGCCCCTGTTTGCAGGTCGAAGTTGGCATAGCCTGCTTGCGTAAATGCCGCACCTGTAAACGTCAACTGCACATATCTACCTGCCGCGCCCGTGCCTTGTTTGAAGAATGCGCTTTGCGTGTAAATTGTGCCGCTTGTATAACTTACTGCTGTTGGATTATTAGACAAGACCAAATGCGCCCCACTCGCAGACGTTGGACTAATCGCATTTGCTGTGTTTGTCCCAAGCGGGTCGAGCGTGCCTGTCGTTCCTGTTACAGTTGTTGTACTGATCAACCCCCAATTCGTCCCTGTCGCCCACGTCTGCGAATGCCACGCCAAATTCGTCGCCGCAGGCTCAATCAACGCCGCAGGCGCTCCAACGACAGCGTCTCGAGTGACAGCAGCCGTTGTAGTGGGGATGTATGCAGTAGCAACTGCACCGCGCTCAACCTGAGCGCCCCAAACGAACATGCCAGAAACGCCATCTCCAGCAAAAGACGGCGCAATAATACCGTTCTGAGACATGTTAATACGAAATGTAACATTCCCAATAGACCCGGTAGGTGACTGTAATGATATAATGCACCGATACCACCCGTCGATAGCAGGCACAATACTTGAATTTATTCCGGCAGTGGTGCTAAAAATAGTTCCGTTAACTAAATTAAACACAGCGCCACCGGAACCAATCCTCAAAGACCCATAGTCATACTCACCCTTCTTCAAATAAACAGAGAATGTGTATACATCATTCTCGCACGCTATAGTTTGGTTAAGTTGCTGCTGCCCATTAGTAGTCGAGGTAATATGCTTGTCAGCAGTGTATGACCCATTAGGAGCAAAGGCGACATTACTCGAAACAGTACTTGAACTTACCTTCAGCCACGGAGAGTTATCAAACTCCTCACTACGCAAGCATAAATTCGTCGCCGCAGGCTCTACGGTAGTGTACTCTATCCTCAGCTTATTGCCCAAGACGTTACTCGTTCGTTGGTATGCCCTCAGCAGCGTGCCAACCTCAACCTGAGCGCCCCAAACGTCCACAGCATCGCCAGAGGTCGCGAGATTGACGCCAATACGTATACTAGTGGTCGTAGAGGTAACAGTCAGGCTGAATCGCTGCCACTCACTAGTCACAGCAACCGGGGTGTTGACATTCTCAACGCACCTTATGTTCACCGTTCCCGCACCCGTTCTTCTCCTCAAGTAAATAGACACCGTGTACGCAGTACTCGCCTCGCCCGTAACTACCTGCTGTATCTGACCTCCACCAGATGTAGCCGTCAGCGTATCAGCAGTCAGCGTGCCATCCGGAGCAATCTCATTGTTCGTAGTCACCGTAGCATTGGTCAGCGTCCATGTCGGAGCATACTGAAGCTCTTGGCTCCTAATCGCCAGATTGTACACATTAGGCTCTATCAGCCCGTTTCTGTTTATGAGCGTCCCCTTGTCGTTATTGGTCACGTTCATGCCAAACAACAGCGGCTTCTGCAACATAATCTTCCCGTCACCTGCCGTTGCTAATGACCCGCTCAATATCAGCGGCGTGCCCTCTCCCTTCTCGAACTGTATCCCGCCAAATCGAACTGTATAGTCGAAAGCACCAGCGGCATGCCCCCATCTAACGCCACACCCTGTCACCGTATCAGGTGTCGGGTCGCTAACCGGACCGGTCGTAAACTTATACCTATGCCCCCATCCCTTCCCTAACTCAGGGCTTATTGCCCTTACTGGACTAGCATCTGTCCACAGCCTAAGCAAATTATTGCTAAGGTTCGGAAATAAAACCTGCTGATTAGTGCTGCTAATGCCGTAAATCTGCCAGTTTGCCCCGGAGGCATAATCTCCAGCCACCAACATCTGATACCACGAAAACGTAAATATGTCACCAGCGGCAGCGGCACCGAACGCTATGTTTGATGTAGTAGGCCCGGGTCTTATGTTCAGGAAGCTCGTCGGGTTCTGAATTCTTATGTCTATGTACGGAATATCACCAAGGACACCCGTGGCGACGACCGTTATAGTGCCGCCACCAGAAGACGTCCATCCAGTAGGCAGGGAGCCTCCGCTGCCCAAAACACCAACGACAGCGCCTTCCATGAAGGTGCTTCGCGCCAAGTTGACCGATGACTGATTCGCAGCCACCGCGTCAGGGACGAACACCACAGACGGAGTAGCCAGAGACGACAGCCGGTTCGACGTATACGATGCGTTCGTAGCCAGCCTGTTCTCCGTAGAGTTTTTCCCTGCGTAGTCGTTATACACGTCCCACTCAGATGTACCCCCTCCGTTTATCTTGTTCACCATAATGCCACGATGTTCTGAGCCGTTGTCCCCGTTGCATACACCCTGAGCACGTTAACAGGGACAAATGTCCCCGTCACAACATTGTAGAGCGTCAAAGTCTCCCCACCGGCTGTCAGCACCCTCACGTTACCGCCAAAGCCAACGTATAGTGTGCATCCGCTGTTCTCGCCGAGGCTCGGAGCCGGTATGTTAGTTGTGTCGCTGGGCGTCACGGCAGCTGCTGATGCAGCCTGTAACTTCTGATACGCCATAATCCTTATTTTAGCGCCACAAATATAATATCAAATGAACAACCCACTAAAATACTGGAGAACCGTCAGGTACTTCATCCAACAGAAGTACGCCATCAGCATCAAGGAGCTGGAGCTCATCATCTTCCTCTACGACGAGGGCTTCTTCTCGCGCGTAGGGATAACTCGCTCCCTGCCCATACACAAGGCGAACTGGCAGACTGTATTGTCACTTAAGGAGCAGGGCTTCGTCGCTGTCATCAACGAGAAGCCACTCTTGTATGGGGTGACGCCACGCGCCAAGGAAATTGTCGCGGAGGCTTATGCCTACCTCAATAACGAGAAGCCCATCCCTGTTCGCGAGATTTACATCAGCGACCCAGGAGCGCCTGACTATGCCAAGCGCATCCTGGACTACCTCAATCACTTCAACGCCACTAGACTACAGCGCACACGTCCCGCTCCGAGACCACGAGGTAGGCCTCGCCGCCAACAATAACCTTAAACCCGGCGTTCCTGTCGTACAGGACTATATCTCCTTCCTTAATCACTCCCGGGTAGCACTCAGGTCCGGCTGAGATGACCTTGGCTTCTCTGTACCGTATGTCTTGTGCGTCTTTATCACTGAGCACGAATGTACCACCCATGGCATCGGGGCGGCCTGCTACAGGCTCCACGATGATGAACCGACCGACCGCTCTCATTCTAATACTGCGTTAGACCCCAGTATCGCCATGGCCACGCTTACTGCGCCGGCTAGTGCGCTGC